TGCCTATTTGTTGTCCTTTCATAGATTCATCTACACCAATAGAATCTAAAAGACCTTTTTCTAATCTTGCCGCCGCAACAGGCATTCCATCTTTAATAACTTGCACACGAGTTCCACCTTTATCAGCCGCCTCAATTACTAACGACATATCATTTTTAAACGGAAGTGTGGTAGTTAATACTTTGTCATTTTTAAATGCTTTGGGGTCTTTTAATGCGCGATCAAATATCTTTTCACGAAATGTAGAAATTTGGTTTGGTGTTTTTAAGTTATCCGCAAAATTACTAAACAACTTTTCAGACGGCGTTCCAGATGGTTGTGGATTACCCATAAGACGGCCGTACCCCATTTTTGTATCTCCGGGGTTATACGTAAACGTATTATTTTGTTGCGCCTTAGAAAGGCCAGCAAAACTTTCTTCAATGGTTTTAGCTTCTTGCGCTGCCTTCTGTGCTACTTGAGCATCTTTGGCCGCATACATCATTGTCTTAACCGCCGCACTTGTTGGTAATGCAAATCCAGCAGCAAGTTCAGCCAATGGTCTGCGCTTTGGCGTAACCAATCCAGCGTCTTGCATTTTTTGGCCGATGTACTCTGATCCGCCAATAGGTTTGTCTACTGAATACCCAAATGGCCTCATTGCCATTGAAGCAAGATCAACAGGCGCACCAAGTGTGCTAGCTACCAATCCTCGGTTTAACACATCAGTAAATGCATTGATTGATGTTGGCGCAAGATTGTTTGTAGCCATGATAGGTTCCTAGCAAGAGGGTAAGGGCATTATCGCTATAAAAAAATAAAAAATGTTTGTGGGCCATCCGTAGCCGTGACCATTGGCGCTCGGCCCTCCCCCCTACCCCTCGGCATCCTCGCCTTGCACATCATGCACAATAGATGCACTCAGGCGCGGTGTAACGTCCACAACGTCCACTAGGCGTGCTTGGGCGGCCGCTAGTGCTCCACTAATACTAATGCGGGTATCACTCACCTGAACGTCTAGGCGATCGCCGTACTTGCTAGGAGCTAACTTGGAGAGTACCCAGCGTCTAGCGTCTATCTGCAGCTGGCGTTGTCTGACCATGCCCGGATCGGTCGCGCCATTGTCTAGGGTTGGCACCGGTGCATCGGCTAGCGTGAGAATCTGGTCAACCATAGCGTCTAGAAGCCCCTCACGGGCTCGCGCATACCGTTCGGCTAGGGCAGGGTCAGCATTGACCCAATCAATCCATGTAGCCGCTCCAATCCCTGCCTTGATACAAGATTGACGCATCGATACACCGGACACCATGTGATTGAGCACCACACTAGCAACTTCCGCTTTATCTTTTGTTGCAACCATCACTTTTCACTCCAAAAAGGGCCACTGCTTAAAAATTAAGCAAGTAGCTGTAATTTTAAGCATAAACACACGCAACAGAGCCATACACAATGCACAACTCCTAGAGTTGTTGTGCATGTAGATGTATTTTGGCACTGTCAATGTCAATACCTTACACAATACACAATGTATGAATTGTGTAAGAAATGTAAGGGTAAACACCTACTAAATAGTGTAATAAAATCTATTGCATGGTGTCTGTATGCACTAGAATCTGTTACATGGCAACATCGCCATGCACTACCAGGACAATCAAATGAACATCAATACAGCAACTCAGATGATCCAAAATCTTTCCACCGGCACGTTTGCCGGTGCAGATTGGTTCTGCCCAACCCAAGCAGTGGTTTACTTCAAGGGCTCATTTGCCAGGAACACAGTGGCCGACTATGGCCAACTGTTGGGCTCTGGCGCAAGAGTGGAGGAAACGGTCACAGTGACAGACCGGCACCTGTTGCGCGCATTGCGCAAAATTACAGCCTGATCACACTCTAAGCCCATCACGGTGGGCTTGGGGATGCGATTCGGCATTGTTCAACCAACTAGGACAACAAAATGAAAATTCAAGAATTCAAGAATGGCGCATATGTAACATTCGGGCGCGATGCTGGCGGCCTATGGTCTGTTCTGTTGCGCGATCCGTCCGGCAATGTGGCGGATAAAGTGCGCTGCGATACATATAACGATGCTTTGGCCTATCGTCGCGCATTTTGCGCCATTGCAAAAAACCTATAACCAGAATTTCAGCTACTGCCTATATTGTAGGCAGTGGCGGCAATTTTGCCGATATTAGGAAAACACCATGAAGCAAACTGTCAACCTTGAGTCATTCATGCATGCATTTCACGCATATAACCGATACGATCAATTCGGGTATCAAGCCCTGAAAGTCTTGTTTGAGTATCTTGAGGAATGTGATCCAGACATGGAGCTAGACGTTATCGCTATATGTTGCGATTACAGCCATTCTGACACTATGACCATTGCCAATGATTATTGTATTGATCTTTCAGATTGTGCCGAAGCCGAAGATCGCGCCGATGTTGTTCGTGACTGGCTAAATGAGCATACGTCCATTATTGGCGAAACCGATGCGGGGTTTGTCTATTGCTCTGCGTTTTGAGCGTAATTAACCTAATGCCTCACGTGTGGGGCATTGTGGCAATTATGCCAATTAACCTAAGGACAATCATGGAACACGCAACAATCGAAACCACTACAGCCACCATTGACAATGATCTAATGATCATGCCAGGGCATCTTGCAGCTATTGCCATGTTTGCGGCGAAAAAAGATATTCGGCATTACCTGATGGGCGTATGCATTGATACAGGACCTGCTGGTTCTTTTCTGGTGGCCACTTGCGGCCATGCTATGGCAGTGCACCAGATCGACAATGTGGCTCGGCCTGCTGGTCAACTTATCATGCCACTGGTGCCACTTGCCAGCATGGTCAAAGCAAACAGGCGCGTTGGTATCAAGCTCATTCTGCCTGCTGATTTTGCAGGTAAGTATGACAACAATACTCGCGTCAAACGTCAAGTTACCCTCGAATCGCTCAAGGGTGAAATTGCCATAGTGCCAGAAATGGACGGTATTTTTCCGGACTGGCGCAGGGTTGCAAAGTATGACGATGCACCATACCCGCAGCAAGTGTTTTTTAATCCTCACTATTTGGTCCGTGTTGCCGATGCTGCGGACCTAATCAGTGAACGTAAATTCGCCGTCCAAGTGCGTCCAGGTGGCACTGGTGTAGGTTTTGCCACTTTGGACCATGAGGGGAAGACGGTTGCCTATGTAATGCCGATCAGGGGCACCATTGACGATCTGCCTAGCAAGCCCACAATGACCTATTGATCAAATAACCCTCCAGCCCTTACAGTGTAAGGGTTACTAGCTATCATTTTAGGAGTGAACGTGCGAAAACTACTCTGGACCCTATTTCAGGGCCTTATCGGCGCGGCCGTATGGGGTCTTCCTTTTGTTTGGTACTTTTGGAGTATGAAACCATGAACGATTACGAAGACGACAAAGACTATGACCGCCTTATGGCCGATGATGGCCCCGACGACTCAGAGCCAGGCATATGCCCTGCCTGTAGCGGGTCTGGTGAGGGTCAGCATGAGGGAACCACCTGCTATCAATGTAAGGGAGCAGGGGAATGTTAGACCACGACATTACCGACAAAATCCACCACCTGATGCACCTATACGCATGGTGCCATCAAGAAGCGATGGAGTACCTGTATTACGAACCGCATGACCCTTCCGATTGGCTCGGCACCCGGTGGGAGGGTAAACCATGCTGATGGCCGCCCTATTTGCCGCCCTGCTGGCGCTACTGCTAAACCTGTAACGATACCCTTAACGATAAACACCATGCAACAAAACAAAATTCACCACTTCGATTATTGGTTCAATTGGCACGGCCATTGGATTTTTCCTAATAGAGAAGCCGCATGGCAATGCTATATCACGCGCGGTATTGATGGTCTGGAAGACTGGTAAAACATAAACTGACCTTAACGATAGCCCCTTCACAGGGGCTTTATCATTTCTATCTGGCGCTTCGCATCCTCAAAGCCCAGGCCTACGATACATTGGTAGCCACAATCGTCCAGGTAACTAATCCAGTCACTTTGAGCAGGTGATAGAGTACCGCCCTTCTCGCGTTTCATTTCAATCCACATTCCCCACGCTGGCACGAAAAGATCAGGCACCCCAGGGCTTACCCCTTCCGCCTTCAACGCAGCCCCTTGTGGGCCTGATCTGGCCCCCCCATTCGGTATTGCAAAGACTCTCACGCCAGGGTAAGTTCTGCGAAACCATGAGACAAGTCTGACCTGCTGTAAATGTTCGGACTCCATCAGAATGGCACCTCCCAAACCCACAAGGCGCAGCCCCCAGGTTCATTTGCAAACTCTACTGGCGGGGCTTCGCCAAACTCGGCGCAAACCCCGTCGGGCGTGTAGTGGTCGCAGGTATGGCAGACCATTGGCGGCTCGGCCTTCAAGGTGGCGCGGTAGTGAATCACGCTGGGGGGTTCGGGATGTCTCATTGGTTCCATGTCCTCTTTAGTACAGTAAAAAACTTGCCTTCTTTTTTAAATTCTATGGCGCTCGGCGGCCTGCCCTCGGTCATCTGCTGGGCCATTTGATGCAGGTCAACAGCAGCATAGTCCAGCGTCACGCCTGCCTGATGGGCAATGTCGGCTAGTAGCCGCCTGCTTCGCTCTCCGGCATAGCCCTCATGCGTCACTGCTAGGTACTCGGTTACTGGCGGGTCTGACAGGCCCCCGTAAAAAGTGCATGAAAGCATTTCCCGGCCACTGGCGCGGCTTATATGCTTTCGCCATGTCCAGCTACTGACTTCCAAGTCAGTACCATCTTGGCCCATGATATCCAGATTGTGCAGGCGCAGCGCGGGGCGCTCGGGTTCGGGGAATGGCTCACCGCAAGCGGGGCAAACCCTCACGCTCAAGGCGCATATCTCTTGACAGTGGTCACACACCTTTATCGGCGCTTCGCCCTGCTTGTCTCCCTTTTTTGGTGGTGGCCTGACGGCTGTTATTGGCCCATGTTGCTCCACTACACCAGCAAAGTCTAGGACCAAGCAGTCCGTTTTACCCTCGGCGATCCGCAGGCCACGACCTGCCATCTGGACGTACAGGCCGGGACTCATGGTAGGGCGCAGCATGGCTATCAGGTCGATCCCAGGCGCATCAAAACCCGTGGTCAATACATTGGCATTGGTTAACGCCCGAATGCGTCCTGCCTTGAAATCGGTCAGGATCCTGTCACGCTCGGCGCTCGGGGTTTCCCCGGTCACGCATTCGGTGGTGATGCTTTCATCTTGTAGCGCCTCGGCAATATGCTGGGCATGGGCAACCCCAGCGCAAAACACCAGCCAGGACTTGCGGGTATGCCCCAGGCGCACTATCTCAGCGGCCACCTTTCGGTTTTTGTCGGTGGTGTCCACCGCTGCCTGTAATTCGCTTTCAATGTACTCGCCGCCACGCTTATGCACTCCGTCCACTTCCAGTTTGGTGCGGGTCAATTTACTGCGTAAAGTAGACAAAAACCCCTTGTGAATCAGTTCTTCGATGGATACCGGCTCGATCAGGGCGTCAAAGATGGCAGGCTTATCGGTGATGTAACCGTGACCCAGGCGGTACGGGCTGGCGGTCAGTCCCACGATCCGCAAGTTCGGATTAATTTGGATCAAATCGGATAGCAACATCCGATAGCCGCCCTCATCCTTGTGGCTCACCAAATGAGCCTCGTCTATGATAACCAGGTCAACGTGGCCTATTTCCTTGGCTTTGGTTCGCACCGACTGGATGCCTGCAAAGGTAATCGGTTCGCCCAATTCCTTTTGACGCAACCCGGCGCTGTAAATGCCCATTGGTGCGTTCGGCCAATGGATCCTCATTTTCTCGGCGTTCTGACTGATCAATTCGCGGACATGGGTCAGCATTAGAATGCGCGTCTCAGGCCAAGATTGCAGCGCGTCTTTGCACAAGGCGGCAATGATGTGACTCTTGCCAGAGCCGGTAGGCAGCACTAGGCATGGGTTGCCTTTGTTGCCTGCTTCGAACCAAGCGTAGAGTTGGTCTATGGTGCGAGTTTGGTAGTCACGGAGCATCTTTATGCCTCTTATAAATTACGTTACGTCCATCTTTTTGTATCCTTCTTGTACCTTCTAACATTCCAAGGTAATAAATTCGTTTTATCAAAATTCTTAAAACTTCTGTATTCCATCTTTTTAAATTTAAATAATCATCCATCAATTTATCTGCTGTTGGATCACCGTATTCACCAGCCAATAATTGATTAGTCATTTCTGAAAGTTCTTGCCTAGAAATGATTTTGCTTATATTTTTTAAATTCACCCCACTACCCTTCCGTCAAACTCTTTCCGCAGCGCCATGACCTGCGGATCAGCAGCCACGCAAGCCTTGGCATTAGCCAGCAATTCCTTTGACCCGTACACACCCTCACCCGGCTCACCATTGGCAATGCCTTGGCCGTCAATCTCGTAGACTGCCACCCAATCAGACGGCCCCTCAAGCCGCTTCCACGGCACCAGATCAGGATGGATAACGTGGCTCTCGCAGCCTGTAAGCTGCGCGTCAGTCGGGACGATGGCGTCCCATTTGGCGCAATGCCATGTCGAATCAGACAATGGCGTGATGTGGGCGCACGTTCGGCAGTTGACCTCTTTTGTGGTCTTGCTGCCGTGGCAGAAGTCATGGGCCGCACACATCTTGCACTCAAACCATGTTGGGTCAGTGCTTATCGGAGGTGGTAGGCGGTCGGTCAATGCAAGCCTTTGGCCTTTGTCGATTGCCTTCACCGCATGGTCTTTGTCATACTCCAGGCGCTCGGTGTAGATGCGGTCATCGTCTTTGCAGACAGCAACATACAACGCGCGTTTCAGGTCGGTGCCGTGCATATACACTTGGCACTGGGTGAAATGCTGGGGCTTACTCTTTGCCACGCCATTCTTCTCTAAGTCGTTAAATGACTTTAGACTGTGAGTCTTAAACTCCAAAACGTGTTCAGTTTTCGGCGCACCGGGTACGCCTTTACCGATACCGTCCAGGCTGCCGCTAACGTGACTGCCAAAGTTTACCCGGCGCTGGGTGCCTGACACGCTCATGCCAATGGCGCGGAGATCGCTGATGATAGTGGCCTCTTCGTTGAAGCCACGCCTGAAAAGACGGAGAATCCGTCCTTGGAACTTTTCCACCACTGCCCAACGGAATGACAGCCAAAGCCAGCGCTCACAGTGATGGCCCAGCGTAGAGCAACCCATGTGGGCGCGGGGCTTCTCGGTTCTGGCCTGATGGGCTTCATCAATCAGGGAAGTTATGGTGATTTCTGGTTCGGGTATGATCATGTTTGGTTCTCCTGAAGTTGTTGCTCATGTTGACCCCGCCGTTAAAAGCGGGGTCTTTTTTTGGGTGGGGGTACTCGCTGCACTGGTTGGATCCGAACCAACGACTCGCCCTCGAAAGGCAGCTTTTCCAACTAAGCTACAGCATCCGCTTTCCCCCCAAAACTTACTTCTTAGCCCACGGTG